ATAAACACATGATAGAAGGAAACCATGATGACTGGTTAAACTCCTTCGTAGAAGAATTCCCTTACCTACCACAATATAAATTTAAAAACATCATGAAACTAAAAGAACGAGGGTATAAATACTATCCGTATGGACAATTAATGCAAATTGGCAAACTGTTCTTTTATCATGGTGGCCACTACAGTACAGTAAACCATACAAGACAACACGTAATGAATCTTGGTAAGAACATCATTTATGGACATACCCATGATGTACAACGTCAAGGTGTCACTCATGTAGATGGAGCTCATCACGCATGGACACTTGGATGTTTAAAGGATATGTCTAGTGAAAAGAATAGATGGCTAAGAGGAAGACAAACTAATTGGTGTCATGCATTTGGTATCATTGATTGGTTTGATGATAATAACTTTAGAATTGATGTAATTGATATTCATAAAGGTAAAACATATGTATGGGGTAAACTAGTAGATGGTAATAAATAGTGTCCGGAGGGATGGCTAGGGCTATTCGAAATAATATATGGTTGGGAGTGGCACTTGCGTACAAAACTAGTTAAAAGAAAACTAGAAACATTGTACGATAATAAAGATGAGTTCTATGATAACGAAGATGAAGAACTTGTTGATGACTGGCGTGAATCTTCTACTGGAGATTGGGTGCTAACAGATGATGGCCAAGTATGTAAAATACTACATCGAGGTTCATTTAAGGATGGTAAGGAATATATCCGTACTGTTCTTGGTTCATATCCTATAAGAGATTCTATACAAATTGGTGGAGATATAGCTGAAGATGTATATAAGTTTACTAAACACGTAGTCCAAAGAACAATAAGAGTAAATGAAAAGAAACCTAATAGTCGTGAAATCTTATTTGCTAAGTATGTTGCTAATGGTATGCCACCAGACCAAGCATATCTTAGATTATATAAGACTAATGACCCAAACTATTCTAAAACTGCATCCGCAGCTTTATTAAAAACTAAAAGGGTTAAGAAATTGGTTAGTGAAGAAACTAAAAAGATGCTTGGAGAAGTTGGTGTTGATGAAGGATACCTACTTTCAAAAGTAAAAGACATTATTGATAACTATGATGCTAGAGATTCTGATAAACTAAGAGCTTTGGAAATGATGATGAAAATTGCAGGTATGTTTCCTAATGATAAAAAAACAGAGTCACTCACAGTATTTCAAGGTTTTACTAGAGAACAATTACAACAACTTGATAGTACTAATGTAAAAGCCATAGGTCATGCAGAAAAAGATGTCACATAGCGATATTTCGTTATATTTAATGCCAGTATTCAAAAGCATACTTAAAAAATGTAATGCTTGTAATAAAAAAATAGATAACCATAAAAAGATGATTGTTTTTAATGAATTGTATATTCCAGTAGGTTATAGTTGTAAATATTGTAATACTATATATGATGAAACAGATTCGTTAGTTGATATTGGAAATCCAGATAAAGTTGATATATATGGTAAAGCTTAATGTCTGATAAAATAGAATCTTTTAATATTGTACCACCACCATCTGAATCCAAGATAAATGATGAAATCTTACAAAAATCACTTACTGACCTTATATACTTTGGAAGAGCGTTTCTACCTAAAGACTTTTTAAATAAAAGTGCTTCCCCATCATTTCATTATCATGTAGCAGAAAAACTACTCACTACTAAACCAGCAGCTAGAATATGTAATATACTACCTCGTGGTTTTGGTAAGTCAATTTTATCTAAAGCAGCTATTGTACATAAAATGTTATTTTCTCCACAAGGAGAAAGATTGTTTATTGCTTGGGTTGCTGAAGAACAAGGACAGGCTATTGACCATATTAAGTATGTTAAGTCTCATTTTGAATATAATGACAAAATAAGATACTACTTTGGTAATCTAGCTGGTGACGCTGTTGGTAACAGATGGACTGAAAAAGATATTGTATCTGCTAAGGGAGATAGGATAATTGCAAAAGGTACAAGTCAGAGATTACGTGGTCGTACTGAAATTGATGTACGTTATACTGGTATTATCTTAGATGACTTTGAGTCTGAATTAAATACTAAAACACCAGAAAGACGAGATGAAATTAAAAAATGGATTGTATCTACAGTATATCCAGCTCTTGAAGAATCTCCCGGTAGAGAAGGATGGATATGGTTAGCTGGAACTATTGTACACTATGATTCATTTCTTCAAATGATTGTAGATGGTGTTAAACAAGCTAAACAAGAAGAACGTGAATACCCTTGGGATGTAACATTTCATAAAGCAGTAGAAGATGGAAAGCCATTATGGCCTGAACAATTCCCTCTTGATAAACTAGAACGTAAGAAAAAAGAATTTATTGAAGCGGGTATGGTTAATAAGTTTGCTCAAGAGTATATGAATGATGCTCGTGATATATCAGACGCCGCTTTTAAAATTGATAGAATACAAAAACATAATTATAGATTTATTTCAAAAGATAAGTTTTGTTACCTTGAAGATAATGATGGGAACTTTATTCCAATTAATGTGTATATTGGTGTTGACGTAGCTGCTACAGCAACTAAAAAATCTGATTTTCAAGTTATATTAGTAATTGGTATTGATAAAGATAAAAATAGATATATATTAGAATATTTTCGTGAACGTATACCTACCTTTGATGTACCAGAACGTATTATTGAAATTGCTAAAAAGTATTCTCCAGTTAAAAGAGTTACAATAGAAACAGTAGCCGCTCAAGAAATGGTACGTGATATGGTTACAAGAATAGCTACTAAAGACAGAAGACTGATACCGGGTATCTTTAAAGGAGTTAGACCTCCAGCTGGTATAAAAAAAGAAGATAGATTAGAAACATCTCTTGGGCCTATTGTTAATTCTAAAAAACTTTATATACGTAATAGTATGACAGAGATAATAGATGAGTTTTTTGAACACCCATTCGCTAAAAATGATGACCTTATGGATGGATTATACTATGCTGACTATTTTGCTAAGCCACCACTAAGTGGCAAAGTTAATAAAGAAAAGGTTAACAATCGTAGCAATAATCATAAAACTGGCAAGAAATACAACTGGTTTACAGGTGCAAGAGTTAGCTAAAAAAAGTTTAACTTTGCTATTGACAAGTATTATATTTATTAATTAACTTACAAAGTATTTATGCAAATCCAAGAAGACCCCAGAGCTAAAACAACAAGGGAGCTTTATCGCCGCTACAGAGATGCTCGCTCTGATTGGGATACAGAGGCTAGAAAAGATATTGACTTTTTCTATGGTAATCACTTTAGTGATAATGAAGTAGATGAATTAGAAAGTCGTAATCAAGCTGCTGTACCAATGGACAGAGTTGGGCCTGCTGTTGAAAAGCTCAAAGCCATGTTAACATCTAATTCTCCTGCTTTTACTGTTATCCCAAGAGAAGATTCGGATACTAAGATAGCAAAGATGTGGAGAACTGTAATTAGTTATATATGGGAAATATCAGATGGTAATTCACAATTAAAAGAGGCAGTCCATGACCATAGTACATCTGGACTAGGTTACTTATACGCTTATGTTGATACTGAGTCTGATTTTGGTAAAGGAGAAGTAAAGTTTACAAGTATTAATCCATTTCGTGTATATGTTCCATCAACTAGTCGTGATAGATATTTTAAAGATGCTGATAATGTTATATTGTCTACTATCCTTACTGGTGAACAAATTGTAAATATGTATCCAGAATTAGGGCCTCAAGAAGACCCTGAAACAGGTGAAATGACTGATGGTCTAATAAAAGAAATTTCTCAGTATTCTGATGATGAAGATTACCCATCTACTCAACAAAGTAATGAACAAAAAACTTGGACACCAGCCGAAGCAAAAGATTTAGAGTTTTCTTATCAAGAGAAATTTCAAGTATTAGAAAGATTTTACAAAACAAAAATTCCTTATTATCTTATTATTGATATAAATACAAATGAAGAAATAATATTAAATGAAGAAGAATTTCAAAATTTTCTTAATGAAAACCCTGGAGTATTTGAAAGGGGTATAGTTAAATTTGAAGAAGTTTTGCAGACCCGTATAGCGGTAGTGGCATCCGTTGGGGAAGTTGTCCTTTACCAATCTGTCCTCAATACTGATATATACCCAATCGTACCACTCCCTAATATTTATAGTGGTACTCCATACCCGAGGTCTGATATATCTAGAGCGAGACCTATGCAAAGACTACTGAATAAACTCTGGTCATTAGCTTTGTCTCACGCTCAGGCATCTGCGGGTCTGAAATTAATTGTTCCTATTGGTAGTGTTGATGATATTAGTCAATTAGAACAAGATTGGTCTAACCCAAATGCGGTAATTGAAGTAGATAGTTCTCAAGGAGAACCACACTTCCCAGCTCCTACTCCACTTGCAAGTGAATTTTATAAGTTAATACAGTCTTGTGAGTTTTATATAGATTTTACATTTGGTTTACCAGAACTGATGCATGGATTTGCTGATAAAGCTCCTGATACTGTTAGGGGTACGGAAAGAATGTTAGCTCAGGGAGCTGAAAGACCTAAATCTAAATTACGTGATATTGAATTAAGTATTAGAAAACTTGGTCAAGTAGTATATGGATTATCAAAAGGTCATTATACATTTAAAAAGATTTTTCGTTTAGCACAAGCTAATAATAATATTAATGAAGTTATGGCTAACTACTATGATGATTATAGTGAAACTGTTATGGATATACAAAAAGATAGACATTCTATTGGTCAACATGATATTAGTATTGAGCCTGGCTCAACATTACCAACAAGTAAATGGACTGAATACCAAGTATATGCTGAAGCATATCAAATGGGATTAGTAGATAGGACAGAAGTGATTAAAAAGAATCCAGAAATTTTTGATAAAGAGAGTCTTATTCAGAGAATGGGTGAGATTCAACAATTACAAGGACAA